AAAAATGGAAGAAGTGGCTCAATGATATTGATAACAGATATTTTAGAACAAATGGCGGTAAAGTATGAGTATATCAAATTACAGCGAGTTAAAAACAGCAATTGCTAATTTTTTAGCTAGAACTGATTTGACCGATCAAATACCAAATTTTATTCAACTTGCAGAAGCTAGGCTTTCAAGGGAATTGGAAAGCAGGGATCAGGAAAAAAGAGCCAATGCAACTTTGACTATTGGTGATGAGTATATTGCCCTGCCAACAGATTTAAGGGAAGTCAGAGAAGTAAAATTAAATACTTCACCAAATAGGGTTTTAGATTACAAAAGTCCAATTCAACTTGATAAAGACTTTCCATCTGCTTCTACAGGTAGGCCATTATCTTATTCTATCGTTGGTGCTGAGATGAAATTAAGACCGATACCAGACAGCACATATACAGCAGAAATTATTTACATTGGCGGTTTGTCTGCCCTGTCAGATACAAATACAGTCAATCAATTATTAACAAGGCATCCAGATGCATATTTGTCAGGTGCTTTAGTTGAGGCTTACACCTACTTAATGGATGAGGCCAGAGCATCAACTTATGATGCAAAATTCACAAGGGCAATTGAAGAAATCAGGAAAGATGAACAAAGAAGTCATTACGGAACTGGGTCTCTTCATATTAGTTCAGTTTATGCAAGACAATCATCATCAGCAAGTTAGGAGATAAATTATGTCAGCAATGAGTGATTATCTAGAATTAAAATTTCTAGATCATTTTACAGGAACTGCATCAACATCAGCACCATCTGCGGTTTACTTAGGTTTATCAACCGCAAGTTTACAAGACGATGCCTCTGGTACGGAATTGACAGGTAATAACTATAGTAGAAAAGCAATTACTTTTGCATCTGCATCATCAGGTTCAATTGCAAATAATAATTCTGTTGAGTTTGATCCTGCAACTGGTTCATGGGGCAATGTAACACACTTTGGTATTTTTGATGCTTCATCAAGCGGTAACTTGTTATTTCATGGAGCATTTACAAGTGGCAAAACAATTGCCTCTGGTGACATATTAAAAGTTGCAAGTGGACAATTAACGATAACTGCATCATAGGTTAGATCATGCCATTGGGAGTGCCAAGTTTAGATCAACTAGGCTCAACACCATTAGATCAGTTAAGTTTTGTTTTAGACAATGAAAGTGAATTATTAAAATTAGAATTTTCAAATCCTACTATTGATCAATTGGCAAGTTGGGATTTACTTGATAGTCTAGATACATTTGGAAATATTGACAGTCTTTCTTCATTAGCAGTTAAGCAGTCAAGTGGATCAATTTCAGTATCTGCATCAATATCAGGTGTAGGTGTTTTACTCAAAGGTGTTAGTGCTAGTCCATCAGTATCTGCAAGTGTTTCATCAACACCAAACAGAGTGCAAAGTGTGGTTGCAACGATTGTTAGTGCAGGAGGTGCATTTTCAGGTGCAACATTTACAGTTGTTAATGAGGCAGGCATAAATGTATCAGCATCTATAAGTGCTACGTCTATATTAATAAGACAATTGGTTTCTTCAATTAGTAGTTCAGCATCTACTACAGCAACTGGAAATTTTTCATTAAGTACATCAGGATCAATATCTACTGAGGCAACCATAACAGGTTCTAGCAATTTTACTGTAGGAACAAGTGGTTCTACATCATCACTTGCATCTATAACAGCCATTGCAAAAATTGTTGGTGATGATTGGTCAATTATTAGTGAAGGATCAGAAACTTGGTCAAACATTGCAGTTGGGAGTGAGGTTTGGTCAGTAGTGTCTAAGGGAAACGAGGTTTGGTATAAACAATGATAAAATTTGGAGAATGGTTGCCAGATCAGCCAGACATGGAAAATAGTGGTGTGACTGTAGCAACAAACGTAATACCAATAATAAATGGGTACAGATCTATAAACCAGTTTACAAGTGTTTCTAATGCAGGTGATGCAAGACTAAGAGGCCTGTATGCGGTAAAAGACAACAATGGGAACGTCAATTTATTTGCAGGTAATGAAACAAAACTTTATAAATTTAATGCAAGTAATTCAAACCTTGATGATGTAACAAAGTCAGCAGGAAGTTACTCATTATCAGCAGACAATGAAAGATGGAGATTTATTCAGTTTGGAACATCTGTAATTGCCTGTGGCGGTGTAGGTGAAAGTTTACAAGAATTTACATTGGGTACTGACACAAGATTTGCAGATCTTGCAGGTTCTCCACCAAAGGCAGATTTTGTTGCTGTAGTTGGTGATCAGGTATGGACTGCAAATATTGATGAAGGATCAGGCAGAATACCATTTAGAGCAAGATGGTCAGCATTGAATGATGCAACAAGTTGGACTGTAGGAACAAATCAGGCTGACTTTCAAGACATACCAGATTCAGGTGCAATAACTGGCCTGATTGGATCTGGAAGATATGCCACCATATTAATGGAAAAAGCCATTGTTAGAGCCTCATATGTCGGTACACCTTTAATCTACCAGATCGATAAAGTTGAAACTACCAGAGGTTGCACATTTAGTGGATCAGTATCTTATATTGGTCAAACAATATTTTATCTTAATGAGGATGGATTTTACCTGTTCGATGGAAGATCAAGCCAAGCCATAGGGCAAGAAAAAATAAATAAGTTTTTCTTTAATGATGCCAACATTGGTCAACTAGACAAAATTAGTTGTGCAATAGATCCAGAAAATAATATTGTGGCTTGGAGTTATGTGTCCAATGCAAGTGGATCTACATTACCTGACAAACTTTTAATTTATAATTATGTATTAAAGAGATGGTCAATAGCTGAAGTAGAGGCCGACTTGATAGCACCATTTTACACAGCAGGATATAATTTAGATCAACTTGATAATCTGGCAAGCAACTTAGACAGTTTAACTGGAGCATTAGATGGTAACTTGTATAAAGGTGGCACATTACTTTTTGGTGGATCTAAAGATAATAAAATATTTGCTTTTAACGGATCGCCTTTGAGTGCAACAATTGAAACATCAGAGTTTTCTATAAATAAAGGAAGACGATCAATTGTAACAAGATCAACACCTTATTACAAAGATGGGTCGGTAACTGTTCAGGTTGGTACAAGAAATACAAGTAGTGAGGCGGTTACTTTTTCAACAGCAAGTTCACTCAATAATGATGGATTTATAGAACATAGAGATCAGGGTAGGTATCATAGATTTAGAATGAATATTTCAGGTAATTGGAATATTGCTCAAGGATTTGATATTGAAGGTCAGGCATTAGGTAGAAGATGACCAGAGCAACAAATTATCCAAGATTATCTATTTATGAAGAAGATCCATTGATTGTAGCAAATGTAGTGAATAATATTCTTGATGGAAAAATAAATTCTACAGGATCAGTAACATTAGCAAATAGTGCAACAACGACAACTTTGTCAGATGACAGGATTGGTGAAGATAGTGTAATATTATTTATGCCAACGACAGCAGATGCATCATCGGTAAACATTCATGTTACAGGAAGACAAAAAGGACAGGCAACTTTAAATCATGCAAGTGCTACAACCACAAGATCCTTTGACTACGTCATTTTTGGCTGAGTTTCAAAGGTGCAGGGAATGGATTAAAAATGCCCTGAAGTTTGCACATGACAGTCATTCTCCAGAGGATGTATTGATAATGTGTCAAAAAGGTGATGCCCAGTTTTGGTCTTTTAAGGATAGTGCAATTATTACAGAGATAATTGATTATCCGAAAAGAAGAGTTTTAAGGTTTTGGTTGGCAGGGGGCAAATTGAAAACTCTGCTTCAAGTAGAAAAAAAAATAATACATTGGTCAAAGTTTTACTCCTGTGAGGGTGTAGAAATCAATGGCAGACGAGGATGGGAAAGAGTTTTGAAAGACTACAAACCATCAGCAATAACTTTAGTAAAGGAAATATAGTATGAGTAAAGGCGGAAGAAGCGGTCAGCAAAATGTGAATACACAAGTTGAGCCACCATCATATGCCAAACCATTTTTAGAGTTTGGTCTTAGTGAAGCAAAAGAAAGATATGATACTGGTGAGCCAAACTTTTTCCCATTCCCAACAACTGTTGGTTTTTCACCAGAAAGTGAAATGGCCTTAAATATGGTAAGAGACAGGGCATTAGATCCAAATAGTTTGACTGCACAAGTACAGGATGTAGTTGGACAAAATCTTGCAGGTACAAATCCTTTAATGAGTATGGCTTTTCAGCCTGTTGTTAATCAATTAAATTCACAATTTGCAAGATCTGGAAGATTAGGTTCAGGGGCAAATCAATCAGCTATAGCTTCTGGTTTAGCACCAATTGCCTACAAGGCACAAATGGATGCATTACGATTAGCACCAAATGTACAAAACTTAGATGCTCAACAATTAGCACAAGTTGGCGGTGCAAGAGAGGCCGATGCAATGGCTCAATTACAGTCCGATATTGATAGATTTAACTTTGAGCAAAATGTTGATGATCAAAGATTAGCAAATTACTTGTCACTAGTTGGTGGCGG